TTTGTTAATTATTAATCTACGTCTTGGATAACACCGTGTGCACCGGGATGGTACATAAGTGAAGTTAAAGCACAGTCAACATAACCACGCTCACCACCACCTAAGTTAGGTAGACGAGTTGATCCCATAGGAATTAATTCAGCAAGACCGAAGTATTCTGGGTTAATTAAGTAACCAGAACTGTCGGAAGTATTACCACCGAAGTTAGGAGTACAATCTGGATTAGCATTCACAATAGAAACCATTCCGTGATCTGATTGATACATCTCAACAGATAGTTTGATTTGCGATGAACCACCATCGTAATTTACATTACGAACATTATTAGCACCGATGACTGAATCTAAACGAGCGAAGTCAGATATGACTCGACGTAGTCCAGTGTCAGCAACTAATGTAAGGTTGTTAGTAGCACCAGTTGTTCTGTAGATACTTGTGATGATATCGTTTAATGTAGTCTCAGTAAACGCATTTGCAGCAGCTTCGGTAGCAGTATAAACACTATCAGCCGGAGTACGGAATGCAGCCGGAACATCAGCTGGTCCAGCTGAATCCAACCAGTCACCGAGTCCACGAAGGCCGTATGCAGTACCAGCACCGTTTTCTACAGCACGATCTTGAGTACCACTTAGGGTAGCTTCAATATCACGTTTAAGTTCACGGATTGCTTTAGCTTCTGCTTGAGCAACTTTAGCGGGTCCAACGGATTCAACAGCTTCTTGTAAATCAGAAACCATATAGTCACGACGGAATTTTTGTGTGTAGTTACCTAAGCGTGCACGTCCAGAGAATTTATCTGTGAATGCAGTTACGTCAGCACCTTCAGAAACACCAACAGTTGATGGTGCAGCAAGGCTGTCTACAGTCCACTCTACGAAAGTGGCGTTAGCTTTCTGCTTAGAAGCAGAGGAAAGGATCGGAGTTTCTTCGGGAGCAAGGATAGTCAAGACATCAGTCAAGTCTTCTCTGTTGGAAACACCAGATCCCGGATTAGTAATATCGAATGTATTTGAAAATGACATTTTATTTTAATTTAGGATTATCGTTTTTGTAATTGTAGTTTTCTCATTGCAGCGTAATCACTTGTACTTCCAGTTTGTTTGAAGCGAGCTTGAAGATCTTTAAGAGCTTTGTTAGTCTTTGAGTTAGATTGTTCTGACTTAGCAGCGGAAGTTATTCCGGTCTTAGTAGGATTAAGAGATGGTGAACCTTTGCTTTCAATAATAGGTTTACGTCCATAGATGCTGTTAGTAGCGTGAGCAAACCAGTATTCAATTTGACTACTAATGTCCGGAGCTTCAGAATCAAGTACCTCTTTTAATTTTTTAAAACGAGGATCGTTAACTGTTGCTTCGTATTGTTTTCTAGTGTCATTGTCCTCACCGCTCATCCAATCTAATTCTGTTTTTGCTTGCTCCTCGAACGCTGCCTTTAGCTGCTGTCCTTGCTCACGTTGTTGAACTTTATTTAGTTGATCCGGTAAGAATTGTTTCTGTGCCTTACGTGCATTTAATAACGCTTTACGCACATCTGATTTACTTAACTCATTGCCATCTATTTCTGTAACTATATCTTCTGCTGAGTATGCATCACTTTCAAACAAAACATCTTCGGCCCACTCAATGGTAGATGTAATCTCCTCCGCCTTTGTTTGTAACTTTTCAATAGTATCTAAGTCACTAAACGGATTGTCTTTAATCTCCTTTGGTGAATCCAGAGGGTTTTGTTTTTCCTTAAGCATTGATTCCAATTGAGCAGCTTTCTCTTCAGCAGCTTTACGCTTTGCCGTCATCTCTCCGAATCTAGCTACAGCTCTACTGCCAAGTTTGTCCGCTAACTCTTTCAGTTCATCTTCTGATAAGTTGTCTATATCTAACTGTGAAAGAACATTTTCTTCAGAAACTTCTTCTGTAACCTCAGCAACTTCTTGAGCCACCTCCTCTACTTCAGAAACCTCTTCGGTATTCTCTTGGGATTCCTCGACTTGAACCTCTTGGCTCTTGGTAAGTTCTCCCAGTCTTCTGTTCGCAAACTGCGAAACTGTCATATTAGTTGTCTCCGTCGTATTTTGGGCTGGTTCAACGTCTCCAGTTGTGATTTCGTCTGACATATATATTTATTGTTTCCACTCCTTAACGCTGAGCGATAGCGATGAAAGTATTATACCACAGTAGTCGTTAATTATTTAATGACTGTTGGTGACGAACTTTTAGCTGCTGCCAGTCAGCCATCTGTATGATCTGGTCATACGTAATTATCCTACCGGATAGCTGTTGTAACTTATCTACATCCGCATTATGCATCTCGGATATAGTTTCTTCCCTTAAGGAATGAATTACTTCTATGAAACGTGCAAAGGTTTCGTGATTAGCTAATGCTTTTATATCAAGCTCTAAACTGTTCATTACATTTGTTGAGTATTCATACCACCCATTTGTGCGGGTGCAGTACCTATCTTACCTATTTCCGCATTCTGCATTTGTTGCATTTGGAAAGTATATTGGCCAGCGTATTTTTGCAGACGAGCAGCAAACACTTCATCTTGCTGAGCTCTTTGAGCAATATCCGGTTGAGATGTGTATTGTTGAATAACTTGCATAGCAACTTGTGCACCATTTGGGCGAGCCGGCATTTCAATACCAGCAAAGATTTTAGCAAGGTCATCAGTAACATCCTTAACAACTTGTTGTTGAGCAGCTTCTGTAGGCTGAAGAACACTATCTGCAAGAATCGGATCGATGCTATTAGCAGCCACGTCAAGCAAACTATCAATGTTAATCCTACCGCTTCTATCAAGTTGCGTAAGCGAAACAAACGCTTGTAGTTTTTTCTCTGCTGTTTCGGGATCGGAGTTAAGTACATCATAATTAATTACCATATCAAAGTTCTCGTCCGGATCTCCTTTACTAAATGTTTGTGCGTCGGGCACACCAGTTACTCTAAAGAAAATACTATCGGGTCCAAACCTTTGGAAGCATCTGAAGGCCATCTTCAACACTTCAGCAGAGTGAGTCAAGAACTTATCTACTAAAAATTGTTTTCTTATTTGGCTAATGTTAGATGTTTCGTCCAGTCCTACTAACCTATCAGCTTGTTGCGACATAGTCACTTCCATCTCTACTGATCCTTGATTGTATGTAGGTGTAGGTGCGAAGTCCAAGTCACCCTTACGACGGTAAGGAATCATACGGCCGGGTCCCCAATCTGTAGGAGCTTGGCCTACTGGGTGAAGTATCGGAGGTAATGTTGAAATACTATTCCTATCAATACGAGAATCTCTTTCTATTTTAATTTGATTCTGTATACCTCTGAGTAAATCCGGTACAGTCTGTACATCATACAGACGTTTGCTGTCCTCTGACAACTTAGTAACAACCACCGGGTAGTCCTCGTATCCGTTCATTAACTCAAACTTAGCATAGCCGGCAGTCGTATCGTCTCCACTAAATTCTTTATGAAATATAGTTTGATAAATACCTTCGGATCCATCTTCCTCATCTATAAGTCTTTGATACCCGTATACTATTTCTACTAACTCATCTGCTTCATAAGCATTGTCAGTAAGTGAAAAGCTTCTACGACCCTCTTGTTCACGCTCAATGGAATCAATGTTTACTCCTCGGTAGTGTTCAATAATGTAATCAACATAGTCCTCGTCCCATCCGTCAGTAATAACTTTGTTCTGTAACTCTTGGGCTGTGTAGTAAGTTCTCCAGAAACAATACGGTGCACGTTGTGGATCAGTTACATAGCTAGGGAAAAAGAAATCTCCGTCCGGTGCTAGTGTCTTTACTTCTGGTGCATTGACTTGTCTACGCACGATAGGCAACTCTGCCTCTCCACCTTTTCTTAAATCCTTGAGTGCTTGTTTAATTCTTTTCTCGGAAGCCGTAGGGAATACTTGGCTCATAAGAACTGTAAGTTCTTTATCCATACCTCCGGATTCAATAGCTCTATAAATATCTGGGCTTATCTGTCCTATTTGATTTATATCAAGCTTCTGTAAGAATGTTCTATCCTCTCTGTGCCAGCCTACGTATGTAATCAATAGGCCTCGTTCTAGTAAATAGTTAGCTCCTAGTTCCATTTCTCGCTTAAAACGAGGTATATAACCGGATGTTACCATCCATTTAAGAAAGCTAGATACTACCTTAGATCTACCTATATCGGATGATTCTACTGGATATGCCCGTACATTGGACCTATTAAGGCTGGACATAAACAAAGATACTAGTCGAGTAATACGTTCATCAATAGTATGGGCCTCTATATCTGAGGCACCCTCCCAAGGGAATGCATCGGCACCGTGCTTTCTGTGGTCACGGCTTTTACCCGGCCAGAAGTTTCTACGATCATCGTAAGATGTTCTGCACAAATCAAAGTAAGCCTCTAGCTCAATAACCGTTTGGTCATAAGCTGTGCTTAATGTTTTAATATCGGGCTCCTTACTTGCGTAAGTTAAAGCATTAGAAGTTGAATCACTTTCCATTTATTTTTTTTCTTGCGGATTCTAGTACGTGTCGTAACAAATCTTTTGGTGTACCTATTCTATCACACATATCCGAGTGTGACATCTCTATAGTATGTTCGTGCCTTATATATCGGCATAACATTTCCCACGCTGACAATCTATCTATTTGTTTGTTCCGCCATTTCCTACTAGCGGTTATATCTTTACTTTCTTTTTTGGTGGACATATCTGTAGCTAGTGCCGGTGTCATCCGTAATGCATTCAACGTTTACCGTCTTGCCAATAAGTGCTCCATAGAATCTTCTTGGTATAAGTACTGGTACTTTTTTACCTATCTCTTTACTATGACCCCAGTTATAACAACGGTTAGGACATTCGGATAGCATCTTTACCTTAATATGTTTTGGTACAATCTCCGGTATATCAAATGCTTCGTCTAGTATTTTAACACCCTCCTCGTTTATCCAAGTACCTTTACCCTTACCAGTTATTTCTTCTCGGGGTAATTTGTCTTGTGCTATTTGTAAAGCTTCATCGAACTCCACATCGTAGTCCTCTATTAATTTAGTAAGTTTAGTTTTCATTAGTAACCTCCTTGGGATTTTACCGTAGCCATCATTTGATAGCTGGTATAGTGATCGGGCCCTAGCCCTCCATTGCTCATACGTAAGTACCTAATAAGATCAAAGAAATCTTTTAGGGCCTCATCCATCTTTCCATTTGAATTGTAATTAATTAAAGTGTCAATCAAATTCTTACAGTCCTCGTGTATAAAACATCGTGGCCTATTGGCCTCATCGATGTCGTAGTTAGGATTATAATTAAACCATTCGTCGACAGCAGCGATACCTATGTCCTCTGTCTTACCGTCACTGGGTACAAATATCATACCGTGATCCTCAAAGCTAGAGAATAAATCCGTATTGTTTTCATTTTCTTTAGCAAAGAATCTGGAGTCACCTATCCGTTCCATTACTTCTACGCCCATCTCTTCTTCTATTTCTCTAAATAACTCTGCGTATCCTTGTACGTCTAGACCTATCTTCTTTGATGCTGGCCCGTATTTCCACTTAGGATCCCCGAACAGTGCCCACTCGCCATAGGTATCACGGTCCGGCCATTCCCTTCTTATATATATATCCTCGTCTTCATTAACGGCTGCCCATATAGCTGAGTAATTCCTAGCACCAGCTGGATCCACTACTTGGTATACTGTAAAGTCCTCAGTGATTTCGGGGAACTTCATACCGTATTTGTTTTCCTCATCACTTAGTACATTGACCTCCGGGGAAAATAAAGGTAGCAGTGAGGTCATTGACTTTACTGGGATCCCGTAGGCCCGTACCATTATATCATTTTCCGGCCGTCCCCTTAGATCCTTGGCTATACGCTCATAACCCCCGAATGGATTCTCATCGGAATGCAGATAACATATAGCAGCGTCTCGCTCCGGGCTGTACTGAGTTATCGGTACTTTTTTATTACCTATAAGTTCTGCCTCCTTTGTTTCTAAAGTCTCAGCACCTCGTAGGTATTCTGATATGAATGGGGTAAACCCATCGATAGGAGTAAAGCCTATGAGTAACTTAGAGTCCCGTGTGGCTAATCGAAAGCGTAATGTATTTACTAATGCCGAATCCCCTAGGTATTCATCCAGCCAAGCCCCTATGTTTAAGGTGCCCGGATTCTTGAACCCGAACTCAAAGCCCTCGAGGATAGTCTGGTTATTGCTGAACTGTGTGTAAGTCTTGAAGTCCACACGCGTTCTGGTATCCGGAAATATAAATGAACTACCAGTAAAACCATTTTGCATAGAGAAGTTAATGTAACCGTCTATACTCTTAGTCTTCCTCCGGAACTCCTTGGGCATCATCTCCCATACCGCAGCTTGCTGTACCTTGACTGATGTATCAGCGTTCTGGCTGAAGCATACTACGTGCCCGTCTGTGTTCTCAGTAACGGCTTGCATAACCATCTTGGCACAGCCCGTTGTTTTCCCGGATCTGTTACCACCTAGTACTAAGCATTCATTGTAATCAGTAAGACCCCTACGCATTCTTTGCCAGCCATCTAAATCAAACCCGTGCCTAAGCGGGTCCTCTTCAGCTCCCCGGATCCGGCCCTCGTGGGCTGCGTGTAACTCCGCTAGTATCTTTGGCTCATTCTGAGCAAGGAACAGTATCTCCTCGTCAGTAGGTGGCTTTACTATCGGGTGCTGTGTGAACTTTAATTCCATAAAGAATCATCTTCAGATATATCGTCCGAGAGTTCTTCCTCGTCCCATACTATATCTAAGGTATCGCTTTCCATATCCTTGTGAGTCTCGTGTATGAGCATCCTACCCACCCGGTGGTTACTGTAGTCATAGAACAAATCTCCCTCGTCATCCATTACAATGAACATATAGTTAGAGAAGTGCTCTCCTAAGTTACCACGTATGCGGTCAAATAGTTCGTCGTGATCTTCAGTTATCATCTATATCTATTACCTCAGCGTCTTTGATTTTCTTTATACGGTCTCGAGCAGCCTTGATTGTCTCCTCGTAGTCCTCTTGAGTATACACCCGCCTATCCTCAGTTATACTCGTAGCTTCTCCTCTAGCAGTCATAGCCTCTCTAGAGGCATTGGCCTTGGCTATTGACAGCTCCTTTAGATCCCGGAATGTGGGCTCCAGCTGGCCGGTCTCCATCCGGTTCCGGACCTCTTGGATAAGATCCTCCTCTAAGGAGGACATACTTAAATAATTCTTGGCAGCTATCTTCCCGGCCATATCCTTGAACTTGCCTAGATGGTCAGCGTAGTCAGTGAGTACACTTATAACTGTTGACCTCTCGTATCCGTATTTCCGGACTAACCTAGTTTGACTAGTACCTATACTATATAGATAAAGCATATTAGCTACCTTCTCCGGATTGTGCCGGCTTAGACTACCTAGTTGATTAACCTCTTTATTATCAGCAACTTCCCGGATTGAGTCCGTAATCTGCTGGATTAGTAATTCTTTATCTTCCATTTATTTTTAATTATTTTACTTTTTTCTCGACAGTCAAGAAAAATCTATGGTATAATCTATTGTCTCCTTAAGGGATCCAAGCCTTAACGATTGTTTGTTAAGTTCAATTCCTTATTAAGTAAATAAAAAACCTTAAGGATACCGTCATTATAACATAGGGCCTTTGAGGATACTATTTTTTTGAGGCCCGTTTTATGATATATATGTGTAGCTCCGCGTGTGATGCCGACCCCCGCCACCCCTAACGGTTTTTAGATTAGGTAAGTCTAACGATCCATAACGGTTTATTGTTTGGCAAAGGCTAACGGTTTTTAGATTGGTAATATGAGGAGAATATTTTGCTCGCTCAGAGGTGAATCATCACGGCTACATTAGGGGGATCAATATGGGTCGGACGGGTCAGAAATCCTAACGGTTTTTTGATTAGTAATAAGGAAAACCCGAAATTGCGAGGATGGACGCTGTGAGCTGTGAATAAGATGTGAGTACTAGGAGACCAAACCGAAATCGGACGTCTTGTAGGGCATCTGAGGGGGCATAGCGTGGATTCGCCCTTTACTTAAAACCGTTATTTTTGTTGGTAATCAACGACTTACGACATTTTATAACGGTAATTAGATGAGTAAATATGGGTAGGAGTAAGATATGTATCACGATTACATAAGGTGTTGATAGTCAAGGACTTATGATTATTTTCAATAAAAGTGAAAAAAAGATGGTTTAGATGTTGACTTATGGTGAATAGTCCTCCATAGTCTTAGTTAGATTCATACTGAAACTACTACAATTTCGAGAGGTGAGAAGAGCTTAATGTTAGTACTACTCTCGGAGGTTAAGCAAGGAGTACCGATGGATCAGATCGCACTTAGATCCCTAGGCAATGTCGAGATGACACGCTAAGCAGAAGCTTTATATAAAAAACCATCTAGGAGGAGTCCCGATCTACCGCAATGGGATAGCAACCAAGACGAGACATTCAATAAGACTCAGTAATGAGCCGTGTACTGCACGAGACTTTAAAAGGTTAACTGATGAGGGTTGCCCGAAAGGGCTATAAATATTACCCGAAACACCGACCGCCAATTGGCGGTGTCTTAACCAATAAACCAATTATTATTATGGACAAAAACATTATAGAAAAAATACAAAATCGTTACGAAAGAAGAGATAAAGCTATTAATTTCATAAGAGTAGGACAAGAAAAAAGAGATGAACTCGACCCAATAAAGAATAAAGATGAAATAGCTCACATCAATCATATGATTGACGTTGCTACTTTTCAAATAATCTGCGAGCTAGACGAATTGCTAATGCAAGTAGAGGTTCAACTGTAAATAAAATCAGCCCGAAAGGGCGGTGTCTTAACCAATTATTATTATGAAAAATTACATTTATTATAAATCAAACAAAGAATTAAATCGTTCAGCAACAATCCATTCTTTTTGCTACGATAGTGGTGAAACTTCTTACCACATCATAGCGAAAGAGGGTCAGCCTAAAACATATATTTGGGAGAAGCGTGCCGAAGATATAGTAGTGTCCACACATCGTAAGAGTTTAGATAAAGCAATCTTCTGTGTTAAACAATGTTTAGGGGATGACTGCGTAGTCGATGGTATCTACGAACAAGCATAAACCACGACCCCAAATGGGGGGTGTCTTAACCAATTATAAATTATGAAAGACTTAATAAATGAAAAGATCGCACTGCGGTCACTATTCAAGCACCTCACAGACGGGGGCTTTTCAATCAAATCAGTCGAGCCACAAGAAGTAGAGGATGATGATGACATCTTACTCGTCACAAAGATTACAGACTTCGGTACGATTATTGACCACTACTTTGTATACGATGACGACTACATCCTTACCGTTGAGAAGGACGGCAAGACAGCCAGAATCCTTCAGACTTGGTATGGAGGGGTCGAGGGTCTATACGCCAACGCATCCGTTCACAAAGACATATGCGATGACTTAGACAAGGTATCTGAAGATTGGTACGTCGAGATGCTAGAGAAAGAGATTCAATGGGACTAAACCATCAGCCCTAACGGGCGGTGTCTTAACCAAAATTATTAACAACCATTAAAATATTATGAACAAAGAAACACAAACACCTATAGAATGTATTGATTCTTATGCGGATTACTTAGAAGTATTAAAAGTTGCCAAGTTAGATGACGGAGCACTATTAGACTTAGTCATTGATGTCACTACGCAAGAGCCTAGTCCCGAAGGACTACCGACTGACAGAGACATTCTTATGTCAATTAACAACGCACTATACCATCACTTCAACGAGGAGAATTAAAATATTATGAGTGAAGCACAAGAAATTATAGCTCGGAACTTCGAGCAAATCTGCAAGGACGTAGACATCTCAACTGAGGGAGAGTTCGGGCAATTAGAAAAGACAAAGTTATACACAGCGATCCGTTCATTTGTTTACGAGTGGATGTGCGACTTCGGTACTCTCAGAGATGCGGGATTAACTGCTGAAGAATTAGATCAAATGAGAAAAGAATACAAACCAAATAAATACGAATCAATAAAATAAATTATGAAAGTATATTTAATAAATGATAGACAACTAGACTATCAAGAACCAACGATGCCCGCTTCGGGCAAGTATCTCAGCGATGAGGAGTTCATCGAGATAGCTGAACACGAGGGTACTGTGTACTCTTTGGAGGGTTTCCAAAAGCAGTGGAACTCTAATGAATTATTTAAACAATACGGAGAAGAACTAGAACAACATTGGATAAGAATATTATGACAGTACAAGAACTAATCAAAGAACTAAAAACACTCGACCCATACGCAGAGGTACGCATCCAAGAAGAGAAACCCAACGGGTGCGGGTACGTCCACGATTTCTTCGGGGTCGAAGAGATGGAAGCCACAAGCACTGAGGAATCCGAAGTGTTTTTATTATTCAAAGCATAACCTAGTCTCCTTAAGGATACAGTATCGTTAAGGTCAACTCTCTCTTTGTAATAGAGAGAGAACTCCTTAAGGATACACCTAACAATAACACAGTCAAGAAAAAAATTATGAACCAAATACACTTACCAATACTTACCCTTACTCAAAGGGTAGAAGATATGAAACGGATGCATTCCCATCTTAAGAATGATCACATCAACAATGACCTAGACCACATCATCGAAGAACTCAGAACCATAAAGCGTGAGGTCGTAGCACACGAGACGAACACGATTGAAGCATACACCAAGGATGAAGCTGACTTATTCTTAGGTAGGAATCTAGACAAGGATGAGTGGCAAGAACTCAGCGATGCTATGCTCGACAATTCTTACATATGGGGACAAGTCGGAGAGTACGCCAACGATTGGATACAAGATAACATTATAGATAAGGAGGAAGAATAAAATTATGATTACATTCGAACAAATAATATTAGCAATAGCACTAGTCGAAAGTTCCTTGAATCCCCTAGCAGTAGGGGACAACGGGAACGCAGTCGGCTACCTACAAATTACACCCGCTGTAGTACAAGATGTTAACACATTCTACGGCTCGACCTACTCACTCGATGACAGATATGATGTGGTCAAGTCAGTGAATATGTGCAAGAAGTATCTCAACTATTGGGGTGATGTATACGAACAGAAGACGGGGCTTGAACCAACTCCAGAAATTTACGCCAAGATGTGGAACGGTGGATGCTACGCTTGGAAGAAGACTGACCCCAAGGTGTTGAAGAATCTTGACATCTATTGGGATAAAGTGTTGACTGAAATACATAGACTTTATTATACAAAATGATATTAGATACAATAAAAAAGAAAGCAGAAGAACTAACCATCAAAGCTGAGGGCTTACAAGAAGCAATCGGTGAGGGTGGTACAGAAGTTTTTTCAGAAGAACAATTAGCTCATATGCGAGCCGATATGGAACAAGCGTATGCAAGAGCTAGCAAGTATTACAAAATATTAAAATCAAATTTATGATACAAAATGAAAACGAATGGTACGCTATGCTCGATGAGATTGAGCAAGCATCAATGCCACACCACATAGACAAGATGGCAGAACTCCACGATCTAGAGGTACAGACCGAGGGTCGTGTTCAAGTAATACACATAACTAAAACCAACCCACGAGGATAATACAATGATACTTAAAATAAATACTTACGAAGAAAAGATAGCACTGCTGTCGGCACTATGGTCACGGCAAGATGTCATCAACAAAGAGATAACCGAGGCAGTAATAGAGATGGCCACTGACGCTGACTTCGGGGGCAAAGAATATTGGGTAGATAAACTTGCTGATTTAGGTTCGGACTTAAATAGGATTCGGCTCATCACGGATAGGGTAAAGCAGTTAAGCATTACAGCTATCGAGCCACCGGCAAGTGACGAACAATTATAATAATAATAAATGGTTGACAGCGTAGGGTGAGCCGTTCATTACTTGTGAATGGCTCACTTCTATGACTGCACAAAAGAGGCTAGCTTTGTAGAGGATGTTACGACACCCGCTCAAGCTAGGAAACATAACCCCAAGACATACCCTTCCGTTACTACTATACTCGGAATAATAAAGGATGACTTCTTGGATTCAATTTACAAACCGAGGATGATGGTAGACCTCGCACGCAAGCACCCGAACCTAATGTGGCGGGACATCGAGACACTAGTCTACGGCACGCGTGAGCATCCTACTACCGGGAACACGATCGGGTCATCCGAGTTCGGTACTGCCGTACACAAATGCATAGAGGAAATGGTAGGCGAATTAATCTATGACATACAGCCGGATCCAAACCCTTACGATGAGTGGGCTGAACCTTTCCTTGAATGGATAGAAGAGAGTGGCACCAAGCCACTGTGCTGTGAGTACATAGTAAGTTCTCACACAATCAAGACGGCCGGATCTATAGACTTTATGGGATACGACGAGGACGATAAGTTATTCCTCGCTGACTACAAATGCAGAACTAATACCAAAGGCAAGGCTAAGACTTACCCGAAGGACTGCGAACAGTTAGCTATTGAATCCTATATGGTAATGAAGGAGGCCGGACTAGATTACTTACCTCGGTGCATTACAGTATGCATTGACTGCGATACCAAGAAGCACTATCACAAGGAGTGGAGCGAGGCTGAGATGAAGATAGGTATACAAAATTTTAAACACGCCAGTAAATTATTCTGGAACAAACGAATGAAAAAATAATATGGAGAATATAAATATAGATGAATACTTAGAGGGAGCTCACGCTGACGATGCTATACAATTAGAGGAGTTAGACTACGCTGTAGTAGGTACAAGTGGGGACGGATACTTAGTCTATGACTACAACAGAATGATTGAATGCTATGTAGCTGATGACGATATGACTGTCGATGAAGCTATCGATTGGATTGATTACAATGTCGCAAGCCTCAAGGGATTCGTAATGCTATACAGTTATGAATCAATATGAGATATTATATAGACACTTTGATATGCCTACTGATTATCGTGGCTATACTCACAAGTGGGGCAATACAAAGGCTGATGCGATCAGTAAGCTGTCAGTTATTAAGCCGGACAAACAAGGGAGGGGCCGGACTAAGAAGGGTGCGGTCATACAAATACTAGGAGTAAAAGAATTATAATGGGAAAAGGAATGCAACCGAAGAAAGGCTACAATCAAAAAGCTTATGATGAAAATTATGATGAGATAGATTGGAGCAAAACAAGAAAACAAAATGTACGTACCTCAAAACAAACTAGCAAAGTGGAGAAAAAATAATACCCCAAAGGAATGCCCCGTGTTAAACAGAGAGACGGAAGATTGGGTGGTTGACCACGACCACAAGAGCGGAGAGATCCGCGGTGTGATAAGCCGGCAAGCTAACACACTGATAGGTAAGATCGAGAATATATTTACGACGATGTGCAAGGGTGATCCCCAACAATTACCTACTGTACTCGAGAACATAGCTACTTATTTGAGACAGCCCGGATCTGATTTACTTCACCCGGTTGGACTTAATCAATTGACAAGTCGGTTCAAAAATAATTTACTAAAGGATGATCAATGTTTTTTATTGGTTGCCTTGGGGTCAACTAACAGTGAAGTTAATGCTTGCATTAATGTTAAGGCTCGGGTAAAACTATTCAAACAATTGGTAAAAGATTTTTATGACAACAGAAACACAACCACAAAAACTAATGTCGATTCAGACGGAACTAAAAGCTCCAAAGGGTCAGACAAACAAATTCGGAGGGTACTCTTATCGCTCCGCAGAGGATATACTCGAAGCAGTAAAGCCTCTCCTACAGAAATATAAATGCGACCTAACACTCAGCGATGACATCGTCGCTGTAGGTGGTAGAGTCTACGTCAAAGCAACCGCGATGCTGTGCGACACCGATGTGATAGCAGAGGTAAGTGCATTCGCTAGAGAAGCTGAGACAAAGAAAGGTATGGACGATGCACAGATCACCGGATCCGCTAGCTCATACGCACGTAAGTACGCACTCAACGGCCTCTTCTGTATCGATGATACGAAGGACGCTGATGCTACCAACACTCACGGCCAAACAGAAAAGATAAAATCCTACAAGGATATACAAATGACTAAACCAAAAACCAAGGAAGACTTGTTTTAATTATGAACCAATACGATAATAATAACCGCGGAGTTCTATTCAAGAATGACCGCAAGGAAAAAGAAACTCACCCGGACTTCCGTGGAAACATAGAAGTAGACGGCAAGGAGTACTACATCAAGGGATGGAAGAAGGTATCCTCAAAGGACGTACCATTCATCTCTTTAGCAGTTGATCTAAAGGAAGCCACGAAGCCTAAAGCTCCGGCCCCGGTTGACGTTAACGACAACGATCCGTTCTAAATGACGGAGTTCGACAAAGAGTGGTGGGATAAATTCCGATACAAAGAAGTAAAGGAAATCCTTGAACTCACTGGCAATAAGAACTCGGACTACACGGGTGGAGACAAGTGCTCCAACCCGTTCGAGAACTTCGACGGCAGTACTGAGTTCGGGATTGATCCACTCGTCGGCCTATCCCTCCGGATGCAAGATAAGTTCCAAAGACTTAAGGCATTCACCCGAGACGGACGGCTGTCAGTAAATTCTGATGGCGATAAACCTCGTGATATATTTCGAGATCTAATTGGTTACTCGTTGATAGCCATAGGGATGCTCGAACGCTCGAAAAAATAACAGTAGGGTGTGGTAGAATCTTCCCTCCACAATGATGTGGCGGGGAGTCTATCATCCTATATAAATTAAAACCATTATGTTAAACACAATACACGAAGCAACTGAAGTATCACTCAATGCATACAATGCAATAGAAACAAAGGAGATCGGCAGAGAAAACCGAGATCGTTTTAGATTCCTCGGGCAGTGCTTAAGAAGTTTGACTAAGCAACTCGAAGAAGAGAATGATAGACTTAGCCGAACCGAATAACAAAGAAGCCGAAGAGAAATTAATATCGTGCCTATGTATCGAAGGGGATTCCCAAGCATATGATGGCATTGCCTCCCGGATAAACGGAGAGGATTTTTACTACTTAAGTAATAGGTTATTGTTTCAATCAATAGCTCACTTAAGCGAAACACAATCACCGATAGATGAGGTATCCATTATGGAGCATCTCAAGTCCATCGAGTGCCTTGAAGAAGTTAACGGGGTCAGTGGTATTCTCGAAGTGATAGGACGTTCAGCGTCCGTGCTTCAAATGAAATACTATACTGACTTAGTACTAGAGAAGTCAAAGCTACGAACACTAAGAAGAACATACCTAATGGGTGCAGAAAATGCATCGACCGAAACTGCCAAGTCCGACGCAATCAAAGCGGATGTGGACGATCAGCTCGGCAAGGTGATGGAAGTCATAGACCAAAGCCAATCCATTAAGGATTCGGCCAATGAATTAAAAGAGGACTTCACTCAGATGCTCAACGGTGAGTTCACTAATGACGTAGTCCGGACTCATCTACCTCAGCTCGACAGTATGTTGGGTAGTGGTGGTATCGGGGCCGGAGAAGTACTAACGCTGTCAGCTCCAACGTCTTGTGGTAAGTCAGCACTAGCATTATTCATAGCATTGAAGGCTGTCCGTAATGACGCTGTACCTACCCTTATATTCTCTTTGGAGATGCCACAGAAGCAGATCACCAAACGTATGGTGCAATGCGTTTCTGGACGCAACGTGAGGCAGATACAAGAGCGTGTGATAACTGATGCTAATATGCAGAAGGTTAATGATGCGATAGATGAGGTAAGTAACTTACCCATATACACCGCACACACAGCCAACAGCCCACAAGATATCGTCAGCCAAACAAGAACCTTCGTTAAGAAGCACGGGGTAAAGCTAGTACTCATTGATTACTTGCAGTTAATACCGTGGTCACGTAAGGCTAACAGTAAGGCCGAGGGTATAGCTGATATATCTCACAAGATAAAACAGATGGCACTTGAACTAAACATAAGTGTAATACTTCTATCACAAGTAAACAGAGAGGGAGCTAAGAGAGAGACCGGCCTTAGCTTATATGACCTCAAGGATTCCGGTGACATCGAGAACGATGCAGACATTGTTCTTTTACTATGGCCCAAGAACGGGGACATCGAGGGTGCTAAATCCTCTGACTCCAAGGGCCCTTACACAGATCTCCAATACACCATAGCTAAGAACCGTGAAGGTGAGCGTGGTGTAGGCGGGTATCTTAAATTCTATCACTGCCTAGGCAGATTCCAATAACAATTATGAACTCAAGATATATATTAAATTACGTTGCTCAAATGTTTGAGGTAGATCCTACCCACGTACAGCAACAAGGCAGAGGCAGACGATCAGTAGCAAAAGCTAGGGACGTTTACTTCTACTTACTAGAAGAAACCGGCAAGAGCCACCACGAGATAGCAAAGATAGGAGGCCGGGAACGGTCAAGTGTCACATGTGCTATCAAAAGAACTAAGGAAGCTATGAAGAAAGAAAAGCTACTCAACAAGAGAGTTAAATCATTGCTAGATATAGTTTTGACTACAACAATTAACGAGCCCGCATACAGATGACGGAGCCGGAAATTGCAGAAGGTCTTATGAAGGCTTACCCGAAGATGGGTAAGCTTATTAAGGCTGACGATGAACACTCACCATATGACTACGAGAACAACAGCTACTTGTTTGAATTCAAATCAAGGAAGGATAGTTGGAATCCTTGGATCATAGAGCAATTAAAGGTTGACACCAATATAAATATAGCCGAGAGTCTAAAGAAAGATTTCCTTTTCCTTATAGAAAACAATGGGACAGCATACGTCTGGAACATATCTCACTTAGTAAGAAACCAATATGACTTTCAATTCCATCAGAAAAAAGTTCCTAGTGCTACGGAACTTACTGATAACCCTCACCGAAACGGAGTGATGATTACTAAACCAGTAGGATTCGTGTACGTCGAGGACGCAGAGGTAGTAGATTTAACTGGTTAGGTTCAGTTATGTTATAGTTATGTACTGTGTGTTGTACGTATGAATGGTTAAAGCCCAGTCCTTTTTTTCTGAATTTTTAAAGGGCTGGGTTTTTTATTGCTTAATTAAATCCATAATGGATTGCAATGCTGGGTCATAGATGGCCTCCTTCATAGGAGTAATCACTGCGTCACCCAACGGGTCATCCCTATATATAGGAAGCTCACCGGCTCTACGTTTGTAGAATCGTTTCTTTCCTTCCTTGAATACTCCGGGGCCGTAACGGTAGTACCACACATTTGAGTAAGGAGATAATTTAAGGAAAGGATCCATAAAGGATTGCTCTCCATCCCTTACCTTTATGAAATCATTACTCATTTGATATCCTTGAGAAAAAGCTACCGGTGCAAAGTAAGATGCAACAGTACCAAACGGATCATCAGCAAATTTACCTACAGTAAATGAAGATATACCGGCTATTCTAAACAGACCGTCTGTAGCAATATCGTTTTGATATATGTCACGTCCGGAAACCAATGCCTTAAGTATATCAATAGGGAATCCTACTAATTGGAACAAGAATGCTAAGTACATAAGCCCTAGTATCGCATCCTTCTTTTCACCTAAGCTAGATTTAGTGCTAAAGATTACAGCAAGATATCTATTGCCTACTAAGTTTGCTTGTTTAATAACAAACGATTTCATTGTGTAAAGCATACGGGTATTCGGGTTGTCGCTTACAACTAACGGCATCTCCAATCGATTGATAGGTTGTGTCTCTAATAATTTTCTTACGACTGCCTCACGTACTCGGGGTGAGTCGTGTATGCCTTGCCTTAAATCACCTAGTGTAAGATCAGCATCGGTCTCACCTTGCATATAAATTAATTCATTACGAAGATTTTTATACGCACGACTATTAGGAGACAACTTACTTACTCGTTTCATTCTGTTATAGTTAGTAGTAAGATTAGTTTCCTTAAGCAACTGATCCATACGAGTAAATCCACCGGCCTTAAGCATTGTCCTTACGGCATCGTTCATAAATTTTTTGACACCTTTACCTTTGGGGTCAGTTACAAACTCAGCACTTACAGTAGATGTATTGATGCCGGCCATACGTAAAGTAAAGTCCTTCTTGGTAAACAATGTAGCCATTACCCGGGCTATGTTATTGTCCATACTCATAAAAGCTATGTCATATAACTGAGACAGTGTAGTAGTAGGCTGAACCAGAAGGGAACCATAACTAAATGTTCTAGACATTTCAGCTAACATATTTTCTGAACTCTTATTCGGGCCAAACAATTGAGTCAACCCGTACTGAAGATCAATAAACTTAGTTTCATCAATCTCGCCACGTTGCATTAGCTCAACAATCTTCAATGACAATGATCCGCTAGAATCCTTGAGGTCAATAACATCGTGGTTCTTTCCGTCAATAGTTAACGGTGCAGTAGTAGCGTTCCTCGCCTTACCTAATAGTTCTTGCTCCGCATTTGCTACTATGACTGATGACACGTACTGCCCGAGTGCTTTAGATGAATCCTCGTAGAACTCAAGCTCCGCCTCGGTTAACATATTGCTAGTCCTTGTTTTAAAATTAGCCGGTATCTTAGATGAGTTAACAAAACTTTTCTTACGCAAATATTTTTGTAACTCCACCGCCTTCTGCTCCACTGTTACTATCTGTATTTCTCCGGCCTTTCCTCTGCGTACGTTTTCTATTTTAAGGTACTCAACAAAATCTTCTGACACAGCTTGACCGTAGTAATTCATTAACCCTTCGAGATCCTTTACTCGACGTGGGTAGTACTCAAACAAATAGTTTACGTCTTGACCACTAGCGATAGCTTGTTGGTGAAGCTTATCTAACAACGGCCTTACTAGTAGATTAAAATCATTCAACAAATTATACTTACGTAGCAATGCGTTACGCTCATTGATTAGAGTATCTCTCTCGGAGTTGTTAACACTGTCAGTTTTAGGACTGTATGTTAATAATACTTGTAACCGCTTCTTATCCTTTTTGTTTTTGATACCTATCAACCCTAGCTGAAAACTTCTTAGTACTCTAGTAGCCTCAGTCTGAGCTGTATCTATTTTATTAAAATGCCTTACTAGTTCTGTTTGTATCTCAACGTGTATATCTCTAAAGAACATACTGGCTGTTTGTAAAAATCTTTTTGCTTGTCTTCCGGCTTGGCTCAAGAGCTTTGCAATCTGCCGTTTCTGATAAGAAGGTAGCTTGCCTTCGGGCACATTGGCCGGGTTGGTAATCCTTGAAGAATCTAAACTATTCGTCCCCTCAAGTACTGAGTTGGCCTTGTCTACAATCTTCTGGTTCACTGGCCTAGCATTCGGATCCACTGACTGTAGTAACTTGATTGAGTCAGCTATGATAAACGCTGCCTCCTTGTTGGACTCAAGCTCGGGCCCCATAATTCTAGTAAGGTAGGACTGAACGGATTTTATAAGGGACTTAACCTTATCCATTGCTTTGCCTTCGAACATAGTACCCTCAGTAGTTTTACCGTCCAGTATTTGTTGGATAGCAAACCTAGAATACTCAGCACCGAAGTCAGTATCAGTATCTAACTCACCGTATACTTCTTGTAATAAAAGTTTCTGCTCAGTGGTAAGATCCTTACCGATGTTGGCCATTGCTTTTTCAAACGCAGCCCGAGCTGAAAGCTTAGGGTAACGTTTCATAATTACCTTGTGCATAGCCGCGTGAATAGCTTCCTCACGTAGTGCGGCCTTGGATCCCTCGCTACCACGTTTAGCTAATAGCTCCGGGTTGTACTCAATAGTTTGGGTCTCGTAGTTATACTGAGCATCCCTAGTTATATCAGTACGTGCTACAACCTTTATCCCTAGCTTATCAGCTAGCTTCTGTAGGTTAGCTACAGCCTCAGCAATTATTCCTTGCTGTTGGGACTGCTGTTGTTTCTGAGAAGCAGCTACAGCGAACGGTAACTTTCTTCCAACCATTGACTGAATAACATCTTGTGATTCTGAAACCATTGCTTGGACAGCCGGATCCGCTTTGTTTGATTCTAACTGAAGTAAATCTTTAATGTTTACAACGTCAGTAAATCCACCAATGCCCTTGCCTTTTATAAGATTAGGATATGCTGAGTGCTCAGAAACACCCAAGTTACTTGCGTCAGTAAAGCCTTCTTGTCCTTGTTCAAAATCAACAGCGGCCACGACATCACCAAACTTAGAATCCTTAAACTTAGGATCAACAAACATATCAACCATCTTTGATATATCCGGGAACCCTTCTTTCAATAATCCTTTAGCACCTAACTTTGCGTCAACTTTTATAAACTGATTACCTCTGATTGCAAATGTAGTTGTCTCAAGAGCTTTATTGAAATCCTCTACACTTTTAAATTCTTTTGAAAACAAAGGACGAGCGTCTGACTTTTCTCCTATCTTATTTAAAGCCCTAAGACGCATATCATTGACTACCTCCAAGAATCTTTTCTTGGTAATCTTCTTTGTTTTAATAGCGTACTTAACTTCTGCCACATACGCCTTAAGGAAAGTTGCATTAGCCCTTAAGTTGTCATAAGCGAATAAAGAAATAACACCAATCCCCGACGAAGTGTTAATTCTGTTATTGAAATTATTAAAATTCATATTTGCAGAGAATGCCCAGCCAGCGTTACGCTTTCTATTTGCGGGAATAAAAGCATAGCCCGGGCCACCAAGTAACTCTATCTTTATACCACTGTTCTTATTTAATCCAGTGTATGTTCCGACCTTCATACGGTCAGCAAAGAATGTAAATACCTTAACACCTTTCAAGGAGCTCCGAGTAATTGGCTTTACGTTCCCGAACTTAATAGCTTTAGAAGCACCTACTACCGGTGCATTATCGAGGACATCACCATCAACGATAGTGTCAGCAACAGAACCGTGTTCCCCTTCGACATCACTCTCAATCTGGGAGTCAGTAAAAGTAGAAGCACCTACAATTGGTTGTTCACCTCTTATCAAAGGATCAATACCAAATTCTGTATCTGGTAAAAATACAAATCCACTAGAATCCCTTAGGTTTCTTATAATAGCTTTGTCGTTATTGTCGTAATCCTTTATTTCTCTTACCTTAGATGTAGCTCTTTGCGATAATTGATCTTGAACATTGCTAGGATAATTAGCACGTGAATCTTTTTTCTGTTCATCAATAGCCGGATCCGGGGTATCTTTATATTTTTGACTAGCTTCCTTAGCACTCTTAGCTGTAACATACCTTACTACTGGTTGGAACTCAGCACTAGGTTTACCTACTTCTTTTGTAGAACCACGGACAGATGTTGTTACTCTAGTTTTTATTTCATACAATTTCTCTCCATCCGGAACTAACTTAGTTACCTTTCCATCTTCTTCTACGACCCTACCGTCACTTCTATTTGTAGTAGCATTTGAAATTTGTATAGGAGAAGCACCAGCAATAGGAGAACGAACTCCGGCCGAGGAAACTTGAGGAACTGTTTCCATATAAGCAGCATCCTCTAGTCTCATATCTATTTCGCTATCATAGTCTTGTTCAGATGTAGGTGTGTACCCACGCTTCCTTACATAAGGATTAACAGCAGCTAGTGCATCGAACGCACGCTTGTCTAACTCTCTTAGCTTAGCGTATAGTTCTTTACGACGCTTAGGTTTGTAGGGAGCATCCTTCGTTGCTTGCTCTTGAGCTCTCCTTACTTTAAATTCATTTAACGGATCTAACTGAGAAGCACCAGCAGTCGTATCTTCAGTGGTATCATCTAGTGCAGTCAGAATTTCTTTAGCTTCAGCCCTTACTTGTTCTCTTATTGCTAAAATATTAGCCCTTTGTTCCGGGGTGAGATCCAAGGAATCTAAGTCAACGTCCTCTCCAAATATTCCGGAATCCTCAAACCTTGGTTTACCTTGGTTTGCTAGTTTAGCTTGGTCCTCTAGTAATTTAGCATTAGATTTTTTAGTATCAGCATCTTCTAGCTCTTTAATTTTAGCTTCTGCCTCTTCTATTTTTTTACTTCTAGCTTTATTTTGTTTTCTTAATTCAGCCGCTTTAGATCTTCTTTGTTCAAAGGTAAGTGAATCGTCATCCAATATAGCATTAAGGGTATCAAAACTATTTTCAATTTCTTCTTCTAACTGTAATACATTTTCCTCAAGAGATTCTACTTCACTCTTGGGCTCTGCCTCAGTCTCTACCTCCGGCTCAACAATGGGATCAACCTCGGGCTCTACTTTAATTTCACTTACTATAATACTTTCCTTAGGTACACCGTCTAGTTTACCTACTGATTCTTCTATAATCTTTTGTGCATCCTCTAGTGAGTCAGCTTCGATAGGATCACTGATAATATCTTGGCCATCCTTGGTATATTTTACAGAGAATTGTTTCTTGTTTCCTAATTCGGTTTCACTAACGGCTGGAGTTTCACCTACTGGTACTTCAATATTACCTATCTTGGCCATTAACTTTCCGCCACCTCCGACAACAGTAGTGGTACCACCGGCTGAAAAAGCACCTATCATCGCTTGGTACATATTGTCCTTAACATTTTCTATAGAAAATATGTCCCTTTGCGAATCCAAGCCACTATACTTGCTTAAAAAATCTAACGCAAAACCTTGTGAACCCTCGGTAACAAATTCAGTACCCGAAGATATAGCAATGTCTTTCCTTAAAGAATTAATAACTTCTGTAAATTCTTTTTTCTTAAGCACACCTTTACCTATTAAGAACTTGCTGACCTTTGATTTAAGTGCAGTAGGAACTATCTTTGATAAACCAATTTTTTCTAGAGCACTACCTATTATCTGATAACCTAATCTAGTAAAGTTAGTTGATACTTGTTGCTCTTTGGACATCTCATCAAACTTTTTACCAGTAGTAGATTCTGCTTCTTTTAAAGCTTCACTATCCATTGCTCCGGTTAAGTATGTTAGAGCACCGGCTGGACCACCAATAATCCTAGAAAGAAGATAAACTGGAAACTGACCAATGCCCTTAGCTGTATCTACTAAAACTCGATTAGCATCTTGGTCAACCCCAAGGGTTTCTTCCATACCAGAAGCAGTATCCCGAAGGTCAGCTGCAAATTGCAAAAAAGATTTCCTCGCTAAATCTGTCTCCGGTTCTTCTATAGGTTTGCCGGCTTCTATGCCTTCTTCCTCTAACTGTCTAGCTGACATAGTAGGCATACCCATCATAGGCACTGGAGTGTAATAAGTAGGGGAAGCCATATCCTTTACCTTTACTATATTCTCTGTGGTACCAGCAGCAGCATCAAGAGCAGATGATGCTCCTCCCGCAACAAAAGATCTTACAGCAGTACCTATCGGCCCTTCTTGTTTAACACTTTTTAAGTAAGCATCGGGGTCAAACTCGCTATCTAAATCCGTAGGAGTAGGGACAGATGAAACACTTTTGAGATAAGCATCGGGATCAAAAGCCATTATTTATACAGATCTCTGTCGGTTAAAGACTTCAGTAATTCTGCTGACTTCGGGTCGTTTGGATTAGCTAAAGCATAATCTAGTGCTTCTTGGTCGTTGTCTGTTCCACCCGTTAGTACAACGGCTGCTGGTGCAAGCCCCGGAGCAAGTTGAGGAAACGCACTGTCGAACGCATCGGGATTAGTATCACGAATAGTCATTAAAGTAGGATCTTTCCTTGCTTCCTCGAAGCTTATTGGTTTGTAGCTAGCAAAGAATCCTTTATCGTTTCTTTTAGAAGCTCTTTCTATAGTACCGTTTGGCATAATCATATAGCCTAATTTTTCAAATGAAGACGCTAATGAATTAAATGCTGTAGTGCTACCTAGTTTTCTTCGACGTTCTGCCTCATCTGCTTCCGCTTTTATTTCTGCTCCGACAACAGCGATGTTAACTTTATCCAAGAATTGCATAGCCTCCTTTGGCCCTCCCCTTGAATTTATGTAAGATTTTAAAGCACCCTTTTGATCCGCTTCACTAGCCTCCCCGTACTCTGGGCCTAAAAATCTTTGAATCATTTTAGCAGTCCGGCCGTCACCTTGGCTTGAATTCCAAAGACTATCGATACCAGCATTTAACTGCCTAGTTTCTTTCTTCTTTTTAACGTACCCAGTTACAGCGTTTTGAATACCAGCACCTATTGCTGCACCTCCGGCAGCGAATCCGCTAACGTCAGCCCTAGCTAGTTCTGGTCTAATTTGTGATCCGGTTGTAAAAGCCATAATATTATTTAATTAATAATTTTTCCAAAAGATGTATCAATCAAAAAATCCCCCACCGGCCGCTGTGCCCAATGCACCTAGAGCTCCACCAATCATAGCACCTCGTCCTTGTGCTTGAGCTCCCATCAGTGACATATCTTGACCGCGTTGTTGTAAAGCCATATTGATACCAGCATTTGGATCAAACAGTTGAGGACCCATTGGCCCGGACGCTAGCCCTTGTGCTTGTCCAAACATCTGTCCACCTAATTGAATTGACTGAGAAGGCCTACCAAGAATGGTTGAGCCCAAGTCACCGGCTATCTGTCGGTTCATAGCAAATGCCGGCTGTGCAAACTGAGCTGTATACGTATCCCTTCCGAGTACTTCACTAGCCACAGATGATTCATCACCGATTCTACCCCGTGCTAAACTTCCGGCCCGAGCTTGTTGCTGTACGTTTCTTTCTTCTTCTGGTGTCAGTTGACCTAAAGCTCTTCGAGACATTCTGTCAGCAATAGCAGTAGAAAAAGGATCAGCCGCTCTGTATGCTTCCACTACTTGTGGAGAAAATTCTTGTAAAGCAGATACATCATCAGCCCTTTGTTGAGCCAGTTGTTCTCTTTGTAAATCACCGGCACGTCTAGATGAGTCAGCTAGTAAATCAAATACCCCGCCACTTCTTTCTCCGGTCTCTGGGTCAACGACTCCTTGTGCAAATGTATTGATATCAGCTAACTCCAGTGCAGCGTAACGAGGACGGAACTGCTCTTCAGCACCGATGATTCGTTCTTGCAAGCGTGGGTCAGTAATGCCACTGAATGAACTGAAGTCTTGTCCGAATAAATATTTTCCGGATGCATCTCCCGGATCTATTGGTGGTGGTGTTTTTCCTTTTCCTCCCATATCAATCTTTTAGTTTAAGTAATTTAGTAAATATATTTTGTTTATAAGAAATCTTAGTAGGCTCACCGTGTCTGTGCCGGCTACCGACCAATGACTTATGTAAGCAATCCGGTTCTTTTTCTATAAATTTTAATACAAGTTTCTTGAGTGCTTGAGTAGTTGATGAAAATAAGAAGGCCATAAATATTGTATCACCCCTAGGTTTATCTTCCTCCCAGTTATAAACAAAACTCCAGCCGTCTTCTTTATCACAATTATACCACATATAGACCCCAGCTATATTTCTTTCTGAATCATTGAGTACAATCAAGGTTCCTTTTACTTGATGGTAAGCTATCAACTGACGTAAAGTCTTACGATCCCACTGGTCAAATACTTTTCCGTTCTCGTTCTCTACGCAGTAATCAGTGACCTTGTCTACAAAATTTATGAAATCAAGGTTAGTAGTATCCTCGAGTGCAGCTACTGCTAGGTTAAGTAACTCATTGTCCGTAGTAATAGACACACGTTCCTCTGCAATCATATTATGCTATCTTAGTAATTTCAATAACCGCTGCACCCTCCCAGTCAGAATTTGCAGCAGCAGAAAAGGGTTCTGCATAAATAGCTAACCTATCATTGGTTGTATTGCTTACCACATAAGCAAAGGTAAAGGTTGCACAAACTCCGATATTAGCAATCTCCTCCCCCGGGTATTGCCTCATAGCAGCTCCACCAAAAGTAATTGCAGTTGTGCTACCGTGTGTAGGTACTAGAACTGCATTATATGTACGACCAGTTGCACTAGCATTGTCATCAATGTTAACTCCGGCTTTTACTAAATATGTTCCGGTGCTTGCAAATTGTATTTCTTGCCCAGAGTTTATACTAATTATAGAATTAGGGTCATTCACTTCGGATAAGTTTTTAAAATACCTTTGAGACTCACTGTTTCTTGCAGTAAAAGTTGTTACGATAGCTGGGGTTGGCACAAGGTTACACTGAGCATCTACATAAGCGGTTGTAGCTATGCGAGTTGAGTTATTACTAGCTGACTGTGTAGTGGTAGTTGGGTTACCTCCAAGTGCTACATCGTCTGCTATCTTTGCGGTAGTTACAGCATCGGCTGCTATCTTTGCAGTAGTCACATTAGAGTCCGCTATTTTCGCAGTAGTTACATTAGCGTCTAAAATCTTAGCAGTTGTAACGTTACTGTCTTTAATCTTAGCTGTTTCAACAGCATCAGTAGCTAGTTTAACAGCTGATATACCACCGTTCTTAACGATGATAGCCGGGATAGCTGAGTCATTCAATGCGGTTGACCCATTGTCTACTGCGTTGGATGAAAACTTTGCATCGTCTACGAGAGCGTTAAGATTAGAGGAAGTTATCTGACTTCCGTTATCGTATTCTGTTCCTTTTGTTACTACTCCAGCCATATTATTCTGCCTTATCTACTGATCTAAATGATTCTATTCCGTCAACCTTTATTGCCCGTAGAATAGGACGGCCGACTGTATTGTTAATTGTTAATTGTAAACCATATGCTCGTGGATTTCCTAATCTTCCACGTATTGAAACGTCAGACCCGGGATCCAGAGTTGTTCCATTGAATCCACTTAATGTACCTACCGGTACAGTTCTGTCAAGGTTTTCTAACTCAGCCGATATATCAAAGTCCGATTGACTCTGGCTGGATGACTCAACGTGCATATCAAATGACCTCCACTTTTTTCTATCAAGTGTATTAAAAGTAAATTGTCGAGTACTAGCGGACCCTTGTATCTGTGGTTGCTGAGTAGCTCCACCTACTACCGTGACAACTTGGTCAATATTATCAACACGTGCTTCTAGTTTGTTGATTCCTCCTAATACATTGGTAGTATAAACCCCTATGTTATTCCCAGTTCCGGCAATAAACATATTGTCTATAGAATAATTAGAAACGTTAACGGTATCGACTGACTCCCATTGTTGATTTAAAAAGTTATATACAATGATAGCGTTATTAGATGAAGAGTTATCCAATGGTACAGCTAAGTAATACTTGTTATCAAAGTAAACACTTAGTGCTTTTGACCTATGCTCTTTGTTAATCCTATCAACGGTTGCTTGTATTGATTCACTTAACGGGACTTGTATACCACGTAGCTGGTATCCCTCAATGAACCCAATACCGTATACTCCATTGTCGGATAGGAATAAAATCTGATTACCGATCTGTTGGATTGACTTACGTGCTAAACATCCAATCTCGTCAGTCAATAGTTTGCTCGTAGCTTGGTTGAGTACCGTACTGTTTTGTATTAAGTGAATACTATTTCTGTTAAATACAATAAGTGTATCGTCTGAGAAAGAATGTAAACCGTTGATAAAGTCAGCTGTTCCGGCATTGAATCGGAAGTTAGCATATATCTGATCATAGGTATCTGAGTCCAGTATGTCAGATGCTATCACTTGGTCCGATGTTCCGTTAGCTGTAAAACTATTTGCCGCATCATTAACGGTATAATTAAAAGGCATTACCAATCTACGTTGGTGGTATGTAGCAAACGGTGGTGCCGGCATATGTGAAAATCCAAGTCCTACTGAAACTCTTCTTTGAAATGAACACCCAGAAGCCC